CCCTCCACTACTTACCATCCTACACATAATAGGTGTTTTATTCATTGTTTCTCCTGATAGTTATTAAAGCTTGCCGCTGAGGTCAAGAAAGGAGGAATAAGAAACCTCAGCAGCTGAACAGAAGGCCACGCTACAGGTAGAGAGATTGGGGATGCGGCCTTCAAATTATTTTTAGGAAATTCTCTGGCTATTCCAATAAGCATTAAGAGAATCACCCGGTATGCGAAAGGTGCGATAGCCACGCTTAATTACATTCTTTATTCTTTTTGTATGAATGTCTTCTAAGATAGCGGCCTTACTTACTTTAAGTATTTCAGCAGCTTCTTTAGGGCTATATATTTCTTCTTGATTAAAAATGTTTTTCATTGTACCTTTATGTATCTTTATGGTTTAATTAGTATTTGAATCATAATTGATGTGCAAATATAAACACAAATGTATTATATTGTGCAAGATAAAAAGAAAGGAATTTTATGATTACAAAAAGAAATAATGGATATTATTATTTTATATATGGTAGTAACGAAAAAGGTAATAGAGTTAGAAAGTCTTTAAAAACTACTAATAAAAAAATAGCAGAAAAATTAGGAGCGGTATTATACACCGAAATAATGCTCCAAGAAAACGGAATAGCAACAAGTAGTTTAAACGTAGCGGAATTGTATAAAGAATATTATAAGCTAGAAATACTTCCTAAGAAAACAAAAGCATGGGCCGATAGAGTTAAAATAGTAATGAATCACCTTACAGAATATATGGGCACAAAACAAATAAAGAACGTGAGACTTATTGATATTAATAAATACATTAATAATAGGCTTTCTATTGTTGCTGGTACTACCGTCAAAAAAGAGTTATCTATTATTAAAAAGATGTTTGAGTATGCCTATAATAACACATATATATCCAGCAATCCTACGATAGCCGCAACAATAGGAGATGTAAAAAGTAAGAATGGAGAAAATATACCTAAAGATGTTTGGGAAGAGTTAATGCGTTTAAACATTCCAAAGAGAGATAGGATATTTTGGAACATTTTATATTATACTGGGTTAAGAGCTGTTGATGCTGGTACTTTAAAAAAAGAAGATGTAGAAAACGGGGTTGTTAATCAGAAAAAAACAGATAGAAATGTTGGTATATATCTACACCCTAAGCTAATAGAATATGGTGATGAGATATATGAGATATATATACATAAGGGAGACAGAGATAAATCAAGAGAGCTATTACAAAAAAAATTAGAAGGAATGGGATACCCATTAAAAAAATGGAACTTACATAGTTTAAGACATTCTTTTACAACTAATTTACAAGAGCTTGGTTTAGGACTCGAAGATATTAAAAATCTTACCGGGCATTCAACAAGTAAGATGGCAAGCAAATATGCTCATGGCGGATTAAAACTACAAAAGCAATATATTGACAAGCTCGTTTAAAAGCCGGGGAGAAAGGACAAACAATCAAGAACCCGGCTTTAAGGTGTTACGTAACTACGTAAATTAATCCATTAATTCAAAATGAACAAGGTCGTCAAACCCGTTATCTTTTGTGGTGCGCTGTTCTGCGCCTCGCATGACATCTTTATCCAAACTAGGTGAAGACCAGTCACCTCCCCAGCGAACGTTGACTCCCATTTTTGCAGCTATGCCTAATACAAAGCCACCAAGATAATGGAAGTCATCCCTCGCTTTCCAATCTATCGGGTAAGGTGCAATATCTACAGCCTTACCCTCTAAGTGCTTACTAAATTTGGTCTTTGATTTTCCTTGCGCCAACAATTCATTTTGTCTTTTCTCAGAACGCAAACCTTCAATGACAGTAATATCAAAGTATTTCACCACTTCATTTAATACATTGATTAAACGACTGTCTACACCGTTTAAACGTTCTTTGCTTCGTTTGCCAAATCTAGGCACTTAAAACTTCCAAACTAATTTTCCGATTGCAACAATAACATCCATACATTCTTTTGCTATTTGTTGCTGCTCAGATTTACTAATAGAGCCATCTTTCTTCGCATCATGATATTTCTGTGCTACTTCTTTTACCTCTTTTATTAAAGGCTTATACTTGACTGCGGCCATTGTTCCTACAGCTCCTAGTATAATAACTAGCATGTATGCGGCATTACTAAGTGATAACCATTCCATTATTGTTTCTCCTTGAGTATCTGTTTTATTTCAGCGATGTCCTCCATCATCATATCTAGTTTATATGTGATTAGTTCTCTATCCGCAACCACATCTCTTTTGCTTGCTTTCAGTTCCATGTCTCTTTTTATAGCATCTATATCATATTGCATGAATCCAAACGCTAAAATCATCGAGCACACTAAAGCAATGATTGTAATTATATTTTCTATGGATATATTTGTATTTAACTTCATCTAACAGTTCCACTTTCTAAGAGATTTATTAATCGGGCTATTGGGGTCTCTAGCTTTCTTTTTACTTGTAAGTTTTTTCTTCATTCCGCCCATTCTTTTGCAAAAAGCTAATCTTCTGTGGTAATCCTTACTTCCCTTTTTTAATTTAGAAGGTTTTGTTGTTACAGCAGTTTTTAATTTAGAACCGGGATTTTCTCTTCTATAGCTGGCTACACCCTCCTCGTTTAAACCACCTGATGGAGATTTACCTTTTTTTCGTTGCCATGCTGGTGTTTTATAAGCCATTATTTCTTCTTTAAAATCTTTTTAATTTTGTCGTTGTGCGTGCGAGCATAAATATATTTACTATCTTCACGTATATAGTCTCCAAAATATTTTTTACCGCCCCACATCCAACTTACTTTTTTTATTTTAGTGTTTGCCATTTACTCTACTCAAACTTCCTTTTATTTCTGATACCTGATTATCTAAATCATTTATCTGTCTAGTTAAATCATCAAATTTTCTATCTGTTCTTTCGTCAGTTTTATTCCATCTGTCTATAAGTTTTATTAACATACCTTCAGTATTCTCAAGGGTTTCACTCTGGCCCCTGTTCTCCGTTTTTAGGTCGTTTAAACTTTCTGCCTGCGCAGACCCTCTTTTGTTCATAGAGTAAACCATATACACTAGCAAAGCCCCTACGACACCTATCATACCCGCTTCGCTGTAAATCGCTAGAAAATCCATTATTTTTTTTCCTTACACTCATCACACAACCAACTATCTAATTCATGAATTGGTTTTTCACAGTCAGCACAATGATTCGGGGTCATCGTACTCTCCGCAGTTCCCGGTTAATAAAGTAATTATGATTAAAATCATCTTCAGTTAAGATTACTTTCTCTTCCTTTTTTTCTTTCCCCACGACAAGGGATTTAAATTTAATTCTTCTTCGTACCATTTTAATTGTTCTTGCATTTGTGTTATCTTTACTTCTTCTTCTTCAATATGCTTTTCTACAAGCTCTTCAATGCTGGAATTAGCAAGTTCCATTCTTCGTTCAAGGTCTCCAATTCTGTTCTCAATACGTACGTAACCCAGACTAATGAAAATAACTCCAGCAATAATTTGGCCAAGCCACTTGATGTTAAGACTAATCCGATAATTATCGTCAAGTTTAGTGACCCCATAACTCCTGTACGTCTTTTCATCGCTCATATAGTAAGTATGATGCCGCCAAGTACAAGTATTACAAAGGCCAAAACCTTAATAATATCTTTAATGTCTTCACTCACTAGACCACTCATCCTTTTTCATTTCTTCTATAGCTTCACTATGAGATAAAGCAGTAATACCACTTGTACCTTTTACTGCATCTAATGTGCCATCTGCTATAGGTAATTCATATTTAACTAATACTTTACTACCATCGTTATTCCATCTTGGACTTCCAAGTTTGCCTAACTTAAATGCTGACTCTTTCCAAGTTGGAGATTGTAATGTAGTAGTATCTACTACTTGTTCTGTGTATGTATATGTTTCTTCTTCCTGTGGTACAGAATGTTCTGATACCATTACTTTATCTACGAGCTCTGCTTTAGTATCTCCAGAGCTATAATCTATATCTGCATCATCCATGTATGCTTTAATCTCATCTTTCGTGTTATCAAGACTTGGATAATAATCATATTTATTTACCATTCTTGTAGCACTACGCTCTTCATCTCGATATGTGTACTCATTCCAAGACAATCTATCAGCTTTTTTAAGTTTAGCAGGTAATGCTGATTCCCACTTTGCTTTTGTTAATATTAAATATGTATTAGTCATTTTTGTGTTTACCTTTTTGGTGTTTATAGTTTTTAGTTATTTCATCCGCAGATAATGCACGATTATAAATTTTTATTTCATCAATAAGTCCATTCCATTCGCCACCTGTTGCATTAGGAGGGTATGAAGAACCAATTTGTATATCTGCTGTTGAATTGTGTATTGATGTTACACTTGCAACTACACTTCCTGTGCTTATTGTTGCTACTGCTCCGTCAATATATATTACAAATGTTCCAGAACTGAATGTAAAAGCATAGTGATGCCAATTATCTAAATTAGAAATAGCATTAGTAGTATTAACTTGACTTATTGTACTTCCACCGCTTGCACTTACTGTACAATACAATGCTCCATTTGAATGTATAAATGCTCTAAAAGCTCTTTGATTATTATCATAATCATATTGTGATATAAGAAATTCATTAACAGTATTATTATCACTATTATTTTTTGCCCAACATTCAAATGTCATTTGACTACTAAAATTAAAATCAGTATCTGGTACAATAATTTGTTCATCAATACCATTTAACCTTAACACATTGCTACTTGGATTAGTAAAGTAAAACCCAAGTCCATCTTTGTTTGAGTTAAGTCCTTCTCTAATTGTTATAGAATCTGGTGAGCCTTGTACAGAGCCATCGTTGCCTGTGTTAAGTGTAGCATCTACTGTTCCATTTACAGAACCAACTCTATCAAGTAAAGTAGAGCTACTATCCATTTTGTAATAATTTGTAATACCAGACTCTGTAGTATAATCATAAGCTAATCCGTTATTATAAAAAGTAGATGCAGATGATGATTTATCTGTATTGAAAAATGCTACATTTGTTAATTCTATTTCACCATAAGTATTTAAACTTCTACCAAAATACTGCACATCAAAATCACCAGACCTTGTAACACCTGTTGTTACATAAGAACTTCCATTATATAATGTACCTGCTGAACCATTTAAATACCATTTTAGAACATTACTTGAATCTCTCACTCCTAATACATGATGCCATACACCAACTGCCATAGCTGTATTAGAAGAGGTTATAACATCATTAATTCTCCATCTTGGATGTGTTGGATGTGCATAAAAATAATCTTGGTCACCACCCACCTTGCCAAGTACATATTCAGTACCACTTGAATTATGTTTAACCCAAAATGAAACGCTAAATACTCCAGAAAATGTTAATTCAGAGTCAAGAGTAACTTCATCACTACTACCATCAAAATCTAAAAAGCTCCACCCTCTTCTATCTTTCCATGTAGTTACACCATCGTTTCTCCAATAGCCAAGTAAGTTACCTTTTTTACTATGTGTAGTAGCATCTAATGCGACACCATCGTTAAATAGTTCTTGTGCTTCTTCTTGAGTAAAATGTTTATTGAAAATTGCAAATTCATCTGCCATTGAAGTGTCTTGAAAACCTGCATAATTTCCAATTCTTCTTATATTATGCGACATTGTTGTAGTAGTTACAGTAGTGCTATGTACTTTAACTCCATCTCTATATACTTGTTGACTGTTACTTTTAACTGTAAATACATAATGATGAGGAGCTAAATCACTTGGAAAAGCAAAACTTGTGAAAGGATTTCCACTATTATCAAAAGGCATGTGGCAAGTAATTTTATTGTTACCTGTGTCTCTAAAATAAGTACCACCACCATCCACTGCAAAAAGTGTAACTAATGAATCTCCAGATTTTATTTTTTGAAACCATAATGATATTGTTATTTCAGTTAATCCTGCTGTTAATCCATCTGGTAAATGTACATAAGTATTAGTAGATTCATTACTTGGTACTAACATCTTCTGATTGTATTTCATTAATGGTACTTGTGGTACTACAGGTTCATTTACAGCAGTATCAAATCCAGATGAGGATACTCCTACTTCTTTGACTGAAAAATTACTTATTGTAAAATTATAAGCACAATTAACTACAAATCTAAAAGATGGTCTTCGTGTTACTGTTGATGTTGGAGTAAATGTATATGAGTAGTCATTTGCTGATGAAATTAAAGTATACGATAAAATACTATCAGCACTACCTGCTGTTCCAGAAGTAACTCCAACAAAAATACTACCTATAGAGCCACTATTAATAGCAAGTGTAAAACTCATTTGATATGTCTTACCTGCTACAAATGATATTTCATCTCCATAAGCATTATCATCATTACCTACATTTGCATTTGTATTTACTGCTGTAAAGCCATTTGCCGATGCTCCTGTAAATCCCACTAAATCAGAATTATTCCAAGTTCCTGTTTGTAAATCATCTCCAAAGAAATTTGTAGTAGCGTGGTTGCCCATGAGGACTTTTTGTACACTAAAGTTTTTTAAATTATATACATCTGTTCCTGTACGATTACCCATTCTTAAAAATGATGGAATAGAGTAACCAAGATTTGATATTACTCCATAAAAAGTAAATGTTTGATATTCACTTGTAAGTGAAATATTAATAGCAGAAAACACATATTCATTTACATCATAAAATCTTACAGTTTCACCAAATCCACTTCCATTAGTTACAATTTTTGCATCAAATTGTAATTTTACTAAATCACCTACTGCGTATCCAAGTGATGTAGAAAGACCTAAATTAGCTAAATTTCCTGTGTTCATCCCTGCATCATTAGCACTTGGTACAGTTAATGTTAATTCATCACCACTTACGGAAATAACTTCTCTATCAACTACTTTTGGCGACCATTGATTTAATCCACCAAATGTATCACTACCCAACTTTTTCTCACTATGGTCATATACTATTGATTGTGGACTTTCTGGGTTACCCTCAATCATAGGATACCAAGCTACAAGGTTATCCTGTACTGCACTTGGTGTGTTTTCTGGTTTTAAATAAAGTTCTTGTACCTGTGCTTCTGTAAGGGTAGAGTTAAATACTTTAGTATCTGTTATTTTACCATGAAATGGATAGTTACCATTAAAGAAATTTCCTATTACAGTTTTTAATCCAGTAAAGTCTAAATCTCCAGAAGATGGAAATGTATTTGCTACATTTGTAGCAATAGATTGTTCTTCTCCGTTTATATAAAACTTTGTATTTGACTCGCTTTGAGAATCAGCAACATAACAAATGTGAGTCCATGTGTTTCTTGCAGAAAATGTATATTGTTTTTGCCAAGCATTTTGATTTAAATATAGATTTAAATTTGTTGGATTAATTGTTATAGAAAGCTCACCATAACTACCACCAAAATTACCAAGAAAAAATATACCCTTCTCACCACTACTATAACTTGAATTAACATTTATCCACATAGAAACAGATAATCCACCACTATAATTATCACCAAGTTGATTGCCAAGTCCTGTACCACAATCAAGGTAATCACTCACCCCATCAAATACTAATGCTCTGCCACCATATACATCTGCGTGGTCTGCGATATTAGCAGTAAGTTTAGGAGAATTTGCGTATCCAGAATTAATTGTCGTAGCCATTAGTATAATCCTCCATCATTGTTACCTACAGAATCTGTTGTACCTGCACTTATTAATGTAGCACCTGTTACAGTTCCGTTATTTCCATTACCACTTAAATCAGTTACTGTACTCGCATTATCTAACTTATAATATAATTGTAAACCAGAATTAGATGATTCATCTCCACCTATTCCTTCATTATATACTGATAATACTTCATCTGCTGATTTTTCAACATTATACATACTTGCTGATGACATTTTCATAACTGCACCACCACCATCACCGCCAATATTGTCTAATGTAAATGTATCAGTAGATGTACTTGTATGAGACTGAACTCCATTTAAATATGCTTTTATATTACCACTACTATCTCTTGTATAAGCTAAATGACTCCAAGTATTATTAGGTACACTATTTATATTTGCTTTGTAACCACCATTAATTCTAATTGCAATTTGTCCATTAGTATCTTTTACTAAAATATCATTAGTTCCACTTGGAGGAGATGAATCTCCAAATAATCTTTTATAATCAGTGTTAACATCTCCATTAAACCAACACATAATGCTAAATGCACCTGTAAATGTTTGTCTTGTAAATTCTACTTTATCTGCATAAGCAAAACTCAATCCCTCAACTTCACTACTACCATCAAGTGGATAGTACGCAGCGATTTCGTTAGATATTTGTTTAACAGATATATCTGTTATAGTTCCTCTAAAACCTGTAGAGTTAAAAGATAAATAATTAGCATTTGAATTTGAAGATGATACAAGATTATAACTATGTGTACCAACACTACTATCTAAAGCAACAACACCAAAAGCTGAACTACCCCCTGCAAGTCTTAAACCAGGTGCAGTTCTTGTTAAAACAGTATATTCAAGTTTAAATAAAGTGCTTACAGGTGCAACACTACTAAAAAATATGTAACCATTAGTTGTATATGTTGCAATATTGTTTACGAAAGTATTAGATACATTATCTACGCTATGATAACTAACAACATTATTACCCAATGTACTCTTTACATCAGCAGGAATCTTTGAGTATGAAGTAGATTCCATAACAGATTGTATTTGTGCTTGGGTTAATGCACCTCGCCAAATTCCTACTTGACTAATACTTCCTGTCCATTGATTATAACTATGGTTATTATCATTTATTCCTATTTCTGGATTAGCATTTGCAGTTGGAGTTGCTAATGTTCCATATGAAGATAATGTTTGCGATACTCCATTAATATATATTTTTGCATTAGTACCATCCCAAGTACACGCTAAATGTATCCATTCATTTGATGGACTTGAAAAAGAACCAGATGGAGTATCAACATAATTAGAATTACCATTAATATGAAACCTTACTAAACCACTTGAATTATTTTTTACCCCAAACCATATTGCAGTTTGATTTGAGGCATATATAGCACTAAAATCTGAACCACTTGCATGAGTGTCAAAAACCCAAGCACTAATAGAAAATGCACTATCTGGAGAACTACCACCTAATACTATATGGTCTGTACTTCCGTTAAACAAAGCACTACCATCTCCAATCGCATCTGCTTGTCCTTCTTTAGCTACATCAACTGCACGAGGTAAGATTGGTGCATTGCCACCATATACTGATGTGGTAGTTGTTGCTCCAATTATTGTACCATTATTTGAACCTTTAGAATCATTACTTTGTACTTCTTTTACTGAAACACTTGATATAACCATATCAACAGGAAAATTTCTTTTTATACGAAAACCTGTAGCAGTTGCAGTTGTTGTAACTGTGTGAGTTCCTGCTGAATTAATAGAAAGATTTGAACTTAAATTTTGCGTTGTAATATCTCCTGTGGTTACACTATGCACAACTATAGTAACTTCGTAAGTTGCTCCTATTGTCATTACATTTTGAGTCATGTGTATATTTGTACCTGTACTATAGATTCTTGCACCATTTGCATCTTCAGTAATTTTAACATTATCAGATTCTGCACCACCACCTAAATCAGTAGATATTGTCCATCCATCTGGATTATCATTTGTCCATGCAGAAAAATCTCCATTAGTAATTTTTTCTGTACTTACTGTATCATCTAATGCCCACCATGCTACTAAACTTGGTGTTTTTTCTACACCCTTTAGTTGGCTATAGGATTTGTTCATTATGGATTGGATTTCTTCTGGAGATAGTTCTCTACTCCACAGTGCTACATTAGCAATCTTACCATCAAATGGATACCCAGAAGAATAATAAGCACCAATAATAGTTTTTAGACCACTAAAATCCATATCAGACGCAGATGGAAATGAACCACTTGCTGAACCTACTGATACACCATTTAAATACATTTTTGAATTAGACTCATTTCCTGCACTATAAACACAAGCTACATGATTCCAATCAGTTGATGTAAATGAGGTGTGGTTTATATGCCAACTAACTTCATTTAATTTAAATCTTAATATGTTACTTTCTATTGTTATTGCAAACTCACCCTGCGTGTTACTAAAACTTCCAATATTAAATAAACCATCATTGCTATTTGTTACATCTGCTTTAAACCATAGAGAAACTGTTAAACTACCTGCATAATTATCTCCAAGTGATGTACCAATTCCTGTACCACAATCAATATAATCATTGCTACCATCAAACGAAGTTGAACCTTCTGATGGGAACTTTAGTGTGTCTGATTTATTAGATTTAAAGTCAAGGTATAGTTTAAGGTTGTCCTTAACAAAGGTTAAAAGGGATGCACCACCTTTAGCTAGACTGCTGCCTAATCCAAGCATAATCTATCCTAAGTATGCTACTACTGATCCACTTGATAATGTAAACGCAGACCAACGACCAAAAATTGTAACTCCTTGTGGAAATGTAACACTTGCTGTGCTATCTCCATTATTATTAGAGTTTCCTATGTATAGATTAGTACCACTTTCAGGTGTAAGAACGCTAAATACACTATCTTCTAAAAATGTAATAGCTACTATTTCTTTACCAGATACAGCAGTAGTTCCTGTCTCTAATATAGAACCTGCTTGTCCTAATCCAATATTGTTTGATTCATTTACTGAGTATTTATGTAATGCCATCTTGTTTCTCCTTACTATGACTTACCGAGCTTGGCTATTCTCATGGTCATATTGGTTATAATAAAAACCCATCGCTGGGTACAATAATATAGCTATTAGCAGAACCAAGTTTACCTTGATTATCTGTTCCTTTTGCTTTAGCTACTAAATCTTCATATTTAGCTCTCCACAATTGAGCAAACCCAAGTATTTCTGGGTCTTCATCTGCAGAAGCTTTTATTTCAAATAATTTTGCAATAGTGTAATACGCTAATGCAATGTGATATATTTTATCAAAATTAGGACTATCATCATTTCTTAATGTAGTACTACCACTTCCTGCACTAGCTTCAAAATCCCAATCATTTCTAGAAACATATAAACGTATTTCTTTTACTTCAGTAGGACTTGTAAATGAAGTACTCCCTGATGTACTTGCTTTAACAATTCCTATTTGATTGCGTTCAATCCACCAATTGTGTTTTTGTGCATTAGTTCTAGCCATTATGTTATATCCACTTCATCTGGAGGTGTAATTAAACGTTGAATAGTATAATTATCATAATCTACTTTATTTACTTCTACTATATGTCTTTGGTCTGTTTCACTATCATCGCCATCTAAATCATTTAAATCATAATAACGTTGGTCTATTACAGTATTAAACGTTTCAACACCTTTTAATATTTTAGTTCTACTAGTAAAATCTCTTGATGCTTCTGTTAAATGCAAAGCTATATCAGCATTAGATTCATCAGGAAATACTTTTTTAATATATGCGTTTAACTCTGTATGTGTCATATCTTAATAGGCTTTCTTAGAGCTTCTAGAACTGGATTTTTTTTTTACTGATTTCATTTTTTTCTTTTTTGGTGGTCTACCTCTTTTAGACCCATATGTACCTTTGCCTTTTGGCATAATTATTTCCTTTCTAGAGTAGGGGAGCATAAAGCTCCCCATACTCATCGTATTTATGCAGTAATCTTAAATAGAGAATGACTCTCAATTAACTGAATACCTAGTCCTTCATCAGACATGTACTGGTCTTTAACACCATCAAAAGCGTTATCGCTCTTAATGTTAGCTTGATACATAGCTGGTCTGTACTGAGCGTGAAATAAATTCTCGTCAGATACTACAACCATGTACTTGTTATAATCACCACGCAATGCTGGAGTTGGAATTAACTGAATAAT